TTGGAGTTATTGCTGCCATTTTAATTAATTTTTAAATTGTTAATAATTTTTAAGTTTAAATTTAAGGCTTGAACTATTATCTCCGCTAATCACACGTGCTTTTCCAGCTCCAAGATCAACTGTTTCATGACCTTGTCTCGGTGTCATATCTAGATTTTTCGTTTTAGAAATACTATCTTTAACACCATCAGCTTTACCTTGCTCGTAAAAATGATTTGCAATAACGTCAGCATTCATAGCCGTAAACAAAGATTTATGATAACCATTCGCGTTTTCCATCATATTTCTTTTATCAAGAAATTTTGATACAAAATTATTTATATCACTTTGGCTATCTTTCACATCATTTACATCTTTGACATTAAATCTAAATTTCTTTTCTCCAACACTATATTCAAAACCTTTGAATTTGTTGTTAAAAACTTCGTTAGTTTTATTTAAAAAATTTGATTGTTGTGCTTCTGCTACTTTTTGAGATTCTTCATTCTCCTTATTGTATCTACCAAAGAAATCAATTGCTTTTTGTTGATCAGATGTTAACTTAACACCAGCTTTAATTTCCGCGTAGTATTTAGACTTTCTCCCGTCTAAGTGGGATTTAGCGTTGGCAACTTGCTCTTTAAACGCCAATTTCTTTCTCTTAATTTCTACTGTTTCATCTATTTCCTCATCATAAGAAAATGAATCTTCCATTAAAAAATTAATTTCATCATTATTAAGATGTGATTTGGTTTGTTGATAATATTCTCTTAATAGAGAACTATCATTCATCTTACTATAATCTTGATTTAATTTTACATAATCATTAAGATCACCACCAGTTTCATTCATAAAGTCTACAACTTTTTGAATATTTTCTGGTAATTTTTGACCAGTTTCTTGTGCTTCCTCTACAGCTTCATTAATTGTTTCTTTAACGGTATTAACCTCCTCTTTAACTTCTTCCTCAATTTTTTCATCTGTAATTTCCTCTAAAACTGGTTTTTCAGTTTCTTCTTTTTTAGTTTCAACCTTTTTTTCCTTATCATCTGTAATTTCCTCTAAAACCTCTTTTTGTTTTTCTTTTTCCGGTTGCTTTTCTTCCTGTTTTTCGTCAACAGGAGGTTTTGCTAAATTTACTTTAATGGTTTGGGTTTTTAATTCCCCCAAATTTTTCATACGTTTTGGTTTTTTAACCTCAACTTTATCACCCATGGGTGATTCAGCAGCTTTCGTTGCTGTTTCTTGTTTTGTTATTACTTTTGCCATAATATAATATTATATAATTAATTAAACATATGTATACATAGTATACAAATTTCTTACTTGCATTCGTACGCGATAACAGATCCACTAGCTAATATAAACTGTGTCCATCTGCCATGTAGTATGGTTCCAGCTGGAATAGTGATACTATCCAAAACATCTCCTGCGTCTGTGTCATTTGTATTGACCCAAGCACTTTTTAAATCAGATGCTATCCCGTCAGGGTTTGATGAAGAATAACCCCTTGAATCGTGGTCGTATTGCGCGGCTACTAAACCGTTTGTACTATTAAATACAGCTGCGGTTATTATTTCAATTGCGCAAAATGCTCCTCCTCCATGATTAGGTGTTACTGTAGTAGTACCGCCTTCAAATGTTGATCCAATTATTTTACCGGTCCAATCGTTAATAGGTATTGCCATTTTATTATTTATTTATTTGTTAAACATATTATCTAGGTTCAAACATACCTAAATCAAAATCACCGGTTAAAACATCATTGTTTGTTGATTCAAAATTTTTAGGTGGTGCTTCTGTTTTTCTTTGATCTATTAATTCAGATTGCTGAGATGCTTGAATTCTAGTTCTCTCATCTTTACGATCTTCCTTATTAGTTTCTTTTTGTTTTAATGTATCAAGTTCCATTTGTCTTAATTGCATATTTAATTGGAACTCATGATCCATTAATTCTTTTTTTAATACAGCTTCTTGCTGTAGTTTTTGAATATCAAATCCTGCCTTACCTTCTTCAAGTTGCAATTCACTTTGTGTTAACACCTGTTGTTTCTGTGTTTCTGCTTGAATTGCAGCTTGTTGTGCTTGCATATTCGCTTCTGCTTGAGCTTTAATATTTTCTTGTGCTATTTGTTGATCTTTAGCAATTTTCTTTTGTCGTCTTATTTTTAAAAGTTGATTTGCTAATTTAACATTTTTAATTTCCCTAATATCAATTGCATCTTCAAGCTCTATATTTTCTTTTGATAAAGCAACTTGAATATTATTTTCAAGTAGTTGTTTTTCTTCTTCATCTGGGGCTAATTCAATAAATATACCAAAATCATATAAATGAAGATTTTTCATTTCTTCTAATGTTCCTATATTATGTGCTCCAATTGCTTGTATAAATGCATTTTTTGTTGGTGAATATTCTAGTATATCCGATATTCTTAAAGACAAACACTCAGCTGTTTCAGATGTTAAAAACAAACCACTTTGTAGTATATGTCTAGTTGCTGTGTTAGAATTAGCAGCGGCTAACTTTTGAACACCTACTAAAGCATTTTTATCTGGAACACTAGCATCTCTTGCTTCGTTTAATCCGGTTACATCCCTTATCATTTGTAAATAATAATTATATGTACCAATTAAAGCTTGCATTTTATTTCCACCACTTCCACTAGTAATTTCTTGTATTGGTACTTTTCCAGGATTTACATCACCATCCCCTGTAAAAGATCTACCAATAACACTACCAGTTTGGAAATACATGTTTAATGCTTCTTGTGGATTATAGTTTGTACCATTACCTAGATCAACTTCAGCTAAACCATCAGCATCTAAATAAACACCATCAGGCACCATTCTAGCTAAAACCTGTTGAAGTTTTAAATGAGTTAATTGAATCATGTCAGCAAAACCTGTAATTCTTTTTACTAAAGATTCAATTTTTCCTTTATATATTCTTGGTGCTACAACTGAATAATTCATTTTAACCTTAGTATAATCACTTTTGGGTCGAATCATATTTTTAGCTAATTCCCATTTTAATAATTTTTTTGAACCTACTATTAATGCACCATCGTATAATACCTCAATTGATTTAGATAATTTTTTGAAATTTTCATCTTCATGCGGTGGATTAAAAGTGTCATCTTTGGGTATTATTTTAGAACCACCACTAGCTGTTTTTTTAACTTTATAAACATCATTCATGTAAGTTTTATAATTAAAATATAAAACCGAAACAACATTATCTGTTATGTTTTTAGAATCAGCTGACTTGTTATTATTAAATATATTATTTTTTGGTTTAGATTCAATTTCTAATAAATCTTCATTCGTTAAATTAGGAAATTGTTTTTTAAGTTCATTTATAGGTATATTTTTAACTTCTCCAACATAATAAATATCTTCAAAATATGGTGATTCCGTATGTGACCAAACTAAATTAGCTGGATCAACATAGTCTATAGTTACACCTTCAGATGTAGTAAAATTATTTTTCACAGCACCAATACCAAGTACTGTTAAATCATAATAAAATCTTTTTTTAATTAATTCATAATTATTACCATCAAATAAAGTGTTTAAAGCCTGTTCTTCAGCTAGTTCTACGTTTTGTTTATAACTAAGTTGCATGTGAATTGACAACTCTTCTTCATTATCTGGTAATTCTTCTTTATTATTCTCATATACATCAATACCAAACGCTTCTTGTGCAAAATCACTCAGTCCTTTTGTATTTATATCACGTAAAACAGATTCCATATAATTAGTTCTTTTTTCAACACCATATGGATCCTGTGAATATGCTTTAATGTCATATGTTCTTTCAGCTATTCCATTAACTACAATATCTACAAATTTTGGTATAATAGGTACAGGTTTCCAATCTAAATTAAGATACGATAAATCACCATTAATAGATAATTCATCTTTATATTTTTGTACTGATTGTTCTCCCCTTGCATATAATCGTAATCTATGAAAATCACGTTTATTTGCACTGTATCTATTAGAATTACCACTACCAAACCACTCATTTTCAATTGCTTTTGCTATTTGTAATCCATAATTATAACTATTTTTTTCACTGTCACTAACCATTTGACTTGGAAAAGTAGTTTTTGAATTTTTGTTTGTCATGTTTATTTTATTATGTGTGATCTTATGCCAGTATTTTTATATTTAGCAATACTAATATTCACTTTTTCTTTTTTAATGTTTGCGTTAGGTTTATATAAATGCCTATTACATGCCATTATTGCAAGTCCGGAACTAATTGTTGCATCAAATTTCGTTCTTTTATTTATATCAAACCTTGACCAATCATTCAATGTAATATTAAAATACATATTGCTATATGTTCCATTTTGTTTTAACCCGACATGCTCTTGTATATACATTTCAATCGCGGCTGCGTGCGCTTGTTTAATGTCTTCACTTGAATTCGGTATACCACCGACTTCCTTCTCAGTTACAGAAAGTTTATTCCAAATTTTATCAGGTCGATTCATTGAGAATCCCCTATAACCTCTTCTTCTTAAATAATATAATAATCTAGGTTTATTATTTTCACATAATAAAGGCATTCCGTAAAAAACTAATGCCATTAGTACATCTTCAAAAAACATTTCTGCTGTAGCCGGTCTTGCCACGTATTCTAAGAAAAATTGATTAGGTGGACAATTTTCCATAGAAAATTTAGTTAATCCATGAAGTGCACCTTTAGATCCTTGCCCATCTACGGTACCAGATATATCATAACTATCACAACCAAAAGAACCCATATGTTCATTTCCTGGATATTTAATACCATTTTTTATAATAATATTATTTTGTATATTAATGTCTGGTGTCCATGTAACTCTAAATCTACCTTTTAGATCTGGATAAAAAATTACTTTACTATCTTTAATGCCATTAACCCATTGAAAATTACCCGTTGAAATTTGAGAACCAACATCTTCATTAAAATCTATTTGTTCATAAATCTTAGCAAGATTAAAAATACTATTTTTAGTTTCATCTCTAAACGCGTGTTCTATTGTTCTAGGAAATTGTCTATAAAATTCATTCAAAGCATCCGGATCACCTTTAAGACCTTCGACTTCATTTTCCCAATGTTCTATCACGCCTGTATCTATTAAATCATCATGTGGTGAATAAACAGCATCCTCTGGCGTATCAAAAACGGGCATACCATGCTTATCCATAAAACCCTCGTAATTCCACTCCATTGGTACAAACAGACTATATAATCCAGATTTTGTTTGTCCGTTTTTATTTCTTTTTTCTACATTAGAATCTTTAAATAATTTTTTGAAATTACTACCACCTTTATCTAATGCATTTGATGTAGATCCCATCATACACTTACCAATAATTCTTGACCCTAAACGTAGACATGTTTTTGTAACCCTCCAATTGTGTAATATATTTTCAGGTCTTTCCCACTTTCCACTTTCATCGTGTACCAGTAAGTTCAATTTCTCCCCGTCATACGCATTATCACCTGTATTCTTCCAATCTATTGTTGTA